TTCCTGACGGTTGGAAAGATATGTATATGCAGTTAGGCGAACAAGACAAGCAGGTGTTTTGGAAAAGTATTGTAAAAGAAATAAAAATATCCCCCGACACTTACGTGGAGGATATTATATTTTTTTAGTTTTTGTTATACAGTAACTAGCCGTAACCACCAGGTTAAGGTCAGTTACCGTATAACAAAATATGATAGAAATAAAGGAGAAGTAATTATATTATACAAGAAGAAAGAGGACGTTTCAAGCGCCCTCTTTTATTTTTCGCAAAACTGACCGATATTCTCGCGGATACATTGCTTCTATAGCTTTCATGTGTTCGTCAAGCACGCGTAATAAGTGCTCAAAGTCTGCTTTCCGGGCTACCTCCTTAAATTCAGATTCCGGTTCGGATGCGTAAGAATAATATGCTGTTTTTGGTGTCGGTTGGCTTGGCGCCTTATCTGGCTCCAGATTATTGCGTACATTGTATAAAATCGAAAGCCGTTCGCAAGTGGCGTAGGTTGTTTTTCCTGCCTCTAATGCCGCAATTTCGGCATTAATTTCGCTCATATTAATCATTGCGGCACTCCTTCCTTTTATCGGTCTAATTCTGCTAACGCCCTGCCTAAAGCTGCCTGATCTGTGCTAGACAGATTACTGTCATGCATCATGTCTTTAATAGTCTCTTTTACCTGCATTTTTGCATCGTTGTAAGAGTAATGACCCCTCACATAATGCTGACCTCTACGAGCGTTGCTGTAGTCGCCGTAGTCCATGTCGGGATAACGCCCACGACTATATCTTCCCGATGCGTTCCAGTCGCCGCCACGGCTGTACTCATCATCGCTCTCTAAGTACATAATTTTGTCAATATTTTTGATTGTGTCTGTCAGTTTGTGGACTGCTTCTAAATCCCCGGCGCTCATGTCGCCTTTGTTGGAAATCTCGTCTAACTCTCTGCACATCATCTTTTTTAATTTGTGTAATGATTCCATTTTTCGCCCTCCTTTACGCTACTCTCTCGGCGATTAAATTGCTATTGGCTATACTAATTGCCTGCGTAGATGTATTTTCGACTGCGATTGTTATGCAACATCCGCGCGGCACGTCAATAAATGCCGCCGTAAATACATTAAAATATTCGCCTACGGCTGCAGGTGTTACGATTGCTGTCGCACTATTTAATGGTTCTCCGGCGATTGCCAGGGCAATAGAAATAGGTGTCACAGTTCCACCGGCGGGTATGGCGATATTAGCCCCGAAGCTGACCTTATAGCGCGCCCTGCACTGGTTTGTAAGGCCTCTAAGGGTCACAATTCCTGCCCCCTCCCGGTGTGTAATACAGCTACCGCACTTTACGGCTGTCTCTGTGAGCGGTAAATTCTGCCCCGCTGCCACGGTTACAATATTGCTATTAGTAAATTCTGCCACGTTATCACTCCTTTTTTAATAATAAACGGCGGAACGATTGCCCCGCCGCTATAAGCATCATCGGCACAAGCCGAACAATCCCGTCAACGCAGGAAGCTGCTAATTATAAAATTTTAGCATCCGCAACTGGTATTGCATCCACAGTTACCGTACTGATATGGTGCGGAAACCGGAAAAGCTGGAACCGGTCTAGGGTTGTAATAAGTAAACTGACCCTGCATATATGCCTTCAATGTTTCATTCTGTGATGCCTGAGAAGCCGCTAACTGTGCCGCAAATAACTGCTGATTCTGCTCGGCAATCTTAGCGTCCTTAGCTTCGATTCTCTGCGCTGTAAGAGCATCAAGGATGGCTCTGGCGTTGTTGTTCTGGTTGTCAATGATATCTCTTGTGTTGTTTGCGTTGTTAAAATTCGTCTGGCAGAAGCCACTTGTAACTTCCTGCTGGATTGCGTTAGAATTCATTGCCATGTTGTAATTGACGCCCGCAATAGCCTGTTTATTATCACAACAGCACTGTGCTAACTGTGCCTGCAAAGCGTTAAAACTCTGCATATCTGCAATCTGTCCCTGCTGGATTGCATTTCGTGTATCATACCCGTTCTGCTGGATTGTGCTATTTGTTCCTGCAAATCCGTTGAGAAGAGAGGTATTCATCGCATAAAATCCATCACAAATACCGCTGTTGATGGCATCACCCTTGCGCTCAAGGGAGGAAATGCCGCTATCAATCTGGCGCTGTAAGGTTGCAAAGTCAGAAGCTAATACATAGTTGTCTACCGCGCCTCCGCCGCCGTTATTCCATCCATTTCCGTTTCCCCATCCACAGAAGATGAAAAGGAAAAGAATGATAATCCACCAAGCACCGTTACCCTCGCCAAATGCGCCGTTATTGTTGCCTGTGACTGCCGCCAAATCTGCCGGGCTCATTCCGTCTGTTGTTAATCCCATGAAATCACTCCTTTTTATTTATTTAAAACCCTTTAAAAGGTTTTGAAACTGTGTTGCCATGCCCTGCAACTGGTTATACTGTTGCTGGCTCATTTGCCCGCTATTTAGCAGGTTTTGCACTTCCTGCTTCGGGTCCCCCTGAAACTGCTGTTTGAACTGTTGAAACTGCTGTATCATCTGCATTGGATTGAGATTCATTCAATATCCTCCTTCTTAACGTCTCCATTTGCCTCTCTAAGGCGTTTAAGCGTTCCTCGTAGTTGATTGGTTGACTAGATTGCGAAAGCTCCGCTGTGGGCGAATCTGTGCCTTTACGCTTGTATTCAAACACCTCTAAAAACGGTCTGCCCGTCTGGTCTGCTCTTTTTTCGTAAAAAATTGGTGCTTGGCTGTCCCACAGGCGAACAAAAGAGTTTGGTGCTACTAAATACGCCTCCGCCGCGCCCTGTCCTTGTACCCAAATCCGTTCATCGGGATTGTTCTGCTGTTGCATTTGTTGAGGCGGTGCCTGCTGTTGTTTTAATCGGTTGAGCTGGTCGAGATAATCCGGTTGTGGATATTGCGGGTACTGTGGATATTGTTGTGGATATTGTGGATAACCGAACATTTATTTTCCTCCTTCCCTCCAGTAATATATTGGTGTCATTGCTCCACTGTCCCACGTGTCGTAGTAATTACCGTTAATTACTGCTATAACGTGCCCTGACAGTGCTAAAATATAAGCCCCTTCTGGGTGATTGTTTGCAAATTCCGATACAGTGCAAGTCATGTACTCATCGGGGATTATGTAGCGATTAAACCCCTTATCTTTGAGGTATGCACCCCACACCGCATTAGCTGAGGGCATATCTGACAACATTAAGCCGTACAGGGCAAGTTGTATATATGTTTCTTCCCACGTTTGCTTTGTAGCTTTTGAGATAGCGCGCACGGTGCAATCTCCCACTTTTGCCGCCGCTGGGTTAGGATTCCAATATTGATACATCTCTCCGCCCTCCTTATAGTTTTATTATCGCAAAAAAATAAGCGTGTCACCACGAAGGCAACGCGCTTATTTCTCGCATGATTTTTAGTTATCTTTAGTTTCTTAAAGGCTATTTATGTACGGAATTGTGCCGGGAACTAACAAAATCTTTTCTACGGCACAACTCCACAGCCCTTGTAATCCTCTCGTGCTTATATCCATTTTCTCGGCGGCTTGCTCCTGCGTTAATCCGTCAAAAAGCAAGTACTGTACAGTTTCGCGCTCCCGCAAGGTTAAGCGGGCACACGACAAGGCATAATCAATAAATTGTTTATCGCCTAATTTCCAGAGTTTTTTTATCAAACTTCTGTTCACTGCATCACCTCAAACACGCAAAAATTACGTAAATTTATTTCATTTTGTCCAGTCCTAAAATCGCTCTAACCTTGTCCGGGAGCAAATCAGGGTTAATTTTGCCGATATTCTCCACGATAGAACCAAGTTCCATCAAAATGATGTATACGCACACGCCTGCGGCAATAGGCACCTGGAAACCTAGGTCTACATATTTCTGGGAGTAGTCAATAAGGTACGCAAGTACCACAAGCATGATAGAACCAAATTTATGATACAATCCTTTCCTCATTTCTGAGGATTTCCACTCGTGGTTGGCGCAGGCG